ATTGTTTTGGCTTTGTTTGCATCTAGCAACTCCTGAGCCTTTAATTCTAAATTGTCCATTTCTAATTTTTTAAGACGTTAATTAAACCTGTTAATATATTCGGCTCATCAGTTTTAGGAGTGGATTTGCCCGGCTCTTTATCTAATAGTGAATTTTTACCTAAATTGAAGGCTTCCAACTGAAACTGCTTTAATGCAATTTCTAATCTACCGAAACCCTCATCCGTTAAGCTACCATCTTTTAGTAGCTTAATCATTTTACCAATCTGATCGTTAATCTCTGCCATTGTCAAAGATTTAAATCCTGTAAATGGAGTTTCCGGATTAGCACCCAAAGTTACGTTAGATCCTTCATATAATTTAATCTCTTTGATAATTCTTGTCCCAGTCTTTTGATCATAGTCTGACTTAATCGTACTAAACCCAATAGAGTGCTGAACTACAATACCTTCTGCATAAAGAATCATAGCATCCTTTCCGTATGAAGTAGGTGCAATAGAACTCTCAAAGTAAATACCTTTTTCCTGAGCCTCTAATACCATTGGCTTTCCATGAGGTTGTGACCAGTTATGCTGATTTAAAAAGAATATCTCATTGGATCCCATTGGACCACGTTCTGCAATTGTCTTTGTCGCTGCGCCTGGCATGATGATATCATCATCATAATCCATATTCCCAAAACTAGCAAAATAGCCGGTGACAGTCATCCTTTCAGAATCCATGTCCTTAATCTCGGCTTTAAAGTTTTTATATTCTAATAATCCTTTCATGATTAAAAAATTTATGTAAATATACTTTTATTCATTATCAATTTCATTTAATTTTCTAATTGCCCATTCAACACCTGCCGTTCCGCCCCATGCATCCCACATTAAACCGCCGCAACCCTCAGAATATGGAACATCTGCATGTTGTTGATGTCTTTTAAATGATGCCATTCTAGCAATCGTATCTCTTGACAAAGGTTCTCTATTAGCCAACTGTCTGGCCCTAGCTTTGCCAACTGGTGTACCACATTCGCCCCAGCCGTTTGCTTCAACCCATTTCAAGGCACGTTTAGCATTATTAGTTGCAGCTTGTGGATAATCAGTATAGGTTTTGGCTTTCTTTATATAAGGAGCAGTTCTCGGTTTTAGTATCGGCAATCCATCTGCATCCTTTACGGCCTCGGTAGCCATTACGCAACGGCAATTAACAACCTCCGCAGCTGGTGCGCCAACCTCGCCTGGATACATCATTGGAACGCCGCCAACCATAAATGGCTGATTTAATGCTATACGATCTCTTGTCATTGCCAGATGTGATGGTCTAGTTCTGCCAGGCTCTCTGGTATTAATCCAAAACTTTTGCACCTCATAATCAGAACTCTCTGCACCCATGTTTATTCCAAAGTTTGCCGCAGTTGTAGCTTCTGTTCTTGCTATAACTAATGATCTTGCTCTGTTAAATGCAGGATCGTTTAATGATTGCTCAAATAGCTTTGCCTGTTCTCGTCTGGACAAATTTTGTCCTAAAATATTAGCTAATAAAGTCTTGACCTTATCCATAGTGGTTTGATCAATGCCTGTAACTTTAGTACCTCCAATAAGTCTAAAGTAATTTACCATCTCCTCATACCACGCGGCATTAAAGAAATCTATAATAAAATCCTTTTTGGTTTTAGGTACTGAATTGCGAATCCAATCGTAAGAAAATGTCGCAGCTGATACGCCAACCTTTGTATAAATCTTTTCTAATCCCGAATACAAAGGTTTTTGCTGAACTAGGAATTGAATGTATAATTCAATATTATCAAAGTTATCCTCATTAACAAAATCCGCAACTACACCTGTCTGATTATCTAATGCCTTCTTAATGATAGGATAAGCATAAGCCTCATACTCTTTATGCAGCTTTAAATATGTTTTATGATATTTAACACTACTTGCCATTTATGGTTGCATTGTTATACGCCTGATCTAAAGACAATTCCTCAATCGGAACTAGATTAGCCGGAACGTAAATGTTACCCATCTCTGGAGTGCTAATCTTATCATATCCCTGAGCAATACGTTTTTCATCAGGAGTAATCCAATAGGAGTTAGCCAACCATGTTGTTAGCTTAGCCATGTCCTCTTGCATCTCCGGGTAGCTACTAAAATCAAAATCAAAGTAGTATTTCTTTCCGTAGGCTTTGGCATATGGTTCGCACACAAACTTATTGATGGCATCTCTAATCTTGCGAGATAGTGGAGCAGTTGCGTTATAAATTAACTGCTTAGAGGCCCAACCCATGTTGTTGTCCGTTGATGCGGCCTCGCTACCTGAGAACTGAATAGGAACGTGAAACGCTGCATATATCTTTTTAGTATCAATGTTTAGCGATTCGATTAACTGCAGATCAGTTGATGGCATGCCTATTTGTGTCCATTTCAAAGGTCCGGAACTCGGGAATATACGATCCATTAAAGTCTCGCCGCGCTTTGCTTCAATAAATTTCTCCTTTAGCACATTCATTTGATCTTTTGTCAAACTTGCACCCGGTCCATCTGGTGAAATAAAACCATAAGCGCCACCATTGCGGATCTGCTTTAATAGTTCAGTATCACCTTCATTCTCTTTTAGCACATTTCGGTAAATAGCTTTAATTGGTGATTGGCCATATAACTGCGCACCGGTTAGTGTAAAGTCTGGATTAAAGGATTTAAAATGCACAACCTGATTTGCAGGGATTGGAACTTCTGTCATATAAACCGAGCGCATCTGATAACCTTTAATTGGCTCAAACATTCCGCCAGAGATAATCTCAATAAACTGGCTAGGCAAAGAATATAACTGAGACCAAATTTGTTTCTCGGTCATTGCAGGATCTTTACCATTCCCAAAGATATAACCATCGCCTGTACATAGAAAGAACCCTGCTAGATCGGTCATCCATTCCTCATAAGTTTGCTGAGGATTAGGCTTGGCTAATAGGTCAAGAATAGGATTGCTTTCTACTTGGTTAAACATCTGCTCTTTAAGTTGCAAGGTCCGCATCTTAGCAGCTGGGCCCTCAGCTAAAGACATATTCTCATAAACCTTTAAATGCTTTTTAGTAACGCCATCTTTAACCTCATAAAGTCCATAGGCGCACTCTGCTATTTTCTTAGAGATAATATCAATGCAGGTATAGATGTCAGCGTTTTTCTTAAATCCTTCCTCAACAAACTTTACCTTATCCTCAAAGTCAACTATTACCTGATTATTACCTATCCAGCCAAAAACATTCTGGTTGTAAAGGTTTGCAGTAATTTGTTGCTGAAGTCCTGGCATTAAAGCCTCTAGCTGAGTGGTAGCTGCCTTCTCTATATCAGCTTTGAATATTTTAGAAAATACGCCCATTTTAGTTCCAATCAAATGAATATTCTTGTTTAATTTTAGATGCTAACTTATTTAATGCCACATAACGTAACGGATCTATCAAGTGGTTAAAAGAATCAATAGGCTCATTAAGCATCCTGCCTGTCTTATCTTTTTTCCAAATGTAACTAAATAATTCCTTTTTAAAGTTATGGCTATTTGCGGTAATATTTATTTTATATCTTTTAAGAATGTCAATGCCTTGCTTGATACTGTCTGGCCCTTTCATTGCGCCATGAATGTTAAAACCTTCAGCATAGATTTCTTGAATAGATTTAGGCTCTGCGCTATCTGCTATAATCTCCTGATCCTCCGTTACTCCAAATTCTCGCAGCTTCCTGCATATATCCATATTAGTTAGCCTGGTCTCATAACACATCTCATTTACCCATAACTCACCGCCTGATTTATAAACCTCTATTATGCCCGTTGGATCATTCGTAAAACCAAAGTCAATGCCATAGCTGATTAGTTCCGCATCCTCTGGGATCCGTTCACATATGGCCCAGTTCCTAAAGATAACGCCCTCAATCTTACCAGTTAAACCTCTGGCATATACTCGCCATAGTTCTAAGTCTAAGTCTTTTATCGCTTCAATTCTATCATGATCATCCTTAGATATAAATGGATTATGGCGATGATCTGATATGATTAGCTTTGTATCTGGCTGACCAATTAACTTAGTATGCGCCCAAAACTCATTGGTAGGATTGTAGTCTATATAAATTTGATTCTTAGTCCTAATGGCTAACTGCCAATAGATCTGGTAGCTTATACCATTAGCCTCATTCACAAATAAATAGTCACGCTTACCATTCTTAGCTGACTGTTCATTCTCAAAAGATACAAACTCAATTAGAGATCCATTCTTAAAATAGATAATTCTTTCAGTTCTATTCCAAAATTTTAACTGCGATTGCAGGTATTTGTTATCTGCAAAGATATTCTCCGCATCCCGGTACGCACCCTTGCGCAAGTTTGGCAATGATTCACCGGCTACTGTGATCACTGACCTTTGCTCTGTGACTGCTTTATAAAATAGCAGTTGCATAATTGAGTAGGTCTTGCTGGAAGATGTGCCACCCTGGTTAATTAGGACCTTTTCTTTGGCCTCGTAATTCTCATAAAAAACTGGACTAGAATTAAACATCTTCTATTTCGTTCTCTGAATGTGATAACGGCGGAGCAGTATTGTAAACATTTGGAGCAGGAACTGTAAAACTTATATCCCCTTCTAATTTTAAATTCTGCGATGCTTTACCATAGGCACGATCCAATAAAACCTCCGCTGCTCTTACATCGCCTTTTACTGCTTTTGAACGTAATGCCATTAAAATTGCTTTTGCTGCTTCTATTCCATCCTTCTCCTCGCCTAATACATCAGCTAATAAAACATCTAATTGTGGTATTTTTCTTATGCCACCTTTTGGATTCCCGGATACTCCTTTTTTAAATTGGGTATTTTCACCTCTTTTTAAAGACTCTTCCCTGCTTGTAATCATTGTGTATCTCCTTTAAAAACTCTTTATATCTTTTTTTATCTCCAAATTTCTCATGACATTTTCTGCATACTGCCATTAAATTATAAATATTCTCTGGCTCTTTAGTTCCACCCATTCCCCTGCATTCTATATGATGTATATCTATTGCCTGATCTCCACATACCTCGCATGGTAAAAAGTCTGATTCATCAAAGCCAAAGTACTTTAAATATAATTTAGTATGTTTTTTCATTAATCTAATCCAACAAATGCGTTTAACGGATAAAATATTAAACTGTTTCTATAACCGCCCTCATGTATTGGAATAATTGGAGTAACTCCATGGACATTGCGCCATGCCGGGTAAACAAGTATGGAATTATCTTGCTGACCAATAGTTGCTCCATAATCTGGTATATGCAGGTCACCTCCTTTTGAGTTATGTTTCTTGCAAATTATTACATTGACTGCACCAACTATATTTCCAGTATCACGATGGAATGGTGCTGAAATATTGTAATTTGAAATAGAACTTGTAAATAAATTTCCAAACTTCCATTTATCAAGAACTTTATTAAATAATTCATATTGTTTTGCATATTGGTTAGGCAATATTTCTTTTATTAATTGTTCGCTTTCTTTAACTAACATCAACATCGCTTTGATGAATGTTTGTGCTGTTTTGCTTGAATGAACTGAACTAATACTAGGATACGGTCTTTGCATATGTGGTTTAGGTGGTATTGAACCTATTATGCTTGACATCTGAACTGTACCTGTTGCCATGGCTTGTTTTCTAGTCATACCTTCTTTATAAACCTTTGCGTATACGTCGCTACGTTCTAATAAAGACTTCGGTACGTTTTTAGTTCTAAACTCTGCATTGGCTAAGTCTGCTAGCCTACACATTTTCTCAGGCATCTTAGTTAAATAAAAACCTATTGGCTCTCCGTCAGCGTAAAATACACAATCCTCAGTTACGTTTGGTTCTATATATTCGCATCTGTCCCCTATCTTGTTACTGTGCTCTACTTTTATTAAATCAATGCGCTTCATATCAATATTTCATTTTTTCGTTTGGAATTAAGTTTAATTTTATTTTTCCATTTAGCAAATAGAATTTTAATATTTTTTTGTTCTTCTTGTTCTGTTCTATAATCTACAGCACCGCCTTTATTTTTGTAATGCTCAAATTCAAATAGGTATTTTTGATAACGAAAACAATTTTTATATTTTGCTAAATGTTGCAGTGTATAATCATAATCTTCCTTTAATGTTAATAAAGTATCAAACCTCAAATCGTTTGGTTTTATAAACAACATATCCCCTATGCAAAAAGTGTTTTTTGATATTAAACTTTTAGCAAAAAAATCATTCGAAGTTGGAGGTATTCCCATTAAATAAACGCCATCTACTTTATTAAAAATATTTACCAATTCTGATATTGCAAAATCTAAATCAACTTGTTTTTTTATAGAAAAGTTTTTATTGGTAGTAACTTTCTTTAAATCATCAGATAATTGAACGCATATTTTATTTTCATTAAAAGCCATATCCAATGCAGCATTTCTGCTTTGCATTAAAGAACCAGTTTCAAAAACATTTTTACATCCGTATTTTTTATAAAGGTGTTTTTCCCCTTTCTTTACACAAAATATATATTTACTTTTTTGTTCAGCATTAAAATTTAGTTTATCATATCTACCAGCTGAAATTACATAAACATTATAATTCATATCTTTTCTCTTTCAGCTTTTAAATGTTCCATAATCATTCCGCCAACGTAGGCTTTACGTTCCCTCCAAAACTTAACTAATTCATAAGCCTCCTCATAATGCTCTGCTTCAAATTCAATCTGGATTGCTTTTTTTACTCCGTTAGTCATATCATCCAGCTGATCTGAAACATCATCATCATCCAAGATAGAATAATCAATATCTGGCTCAGACTTCCATACGTCCATTCCCCAATCTGTTAACTTCTCTGAATCCCATTCATTAGCCAACTGATCCCAATCCCATTCTCCAAAACCTACGTTATCCTTAATCAAAAATTCATCTCTTTGTTCTTGTGTCCAGTCATCAGCCAAAACAATAGGCAGTTCCTTTAATCCTACTTCAATCGAAGCCTTCAGCCTCATGTTACCTCCCAGAACAACATACTTATTATCAATATCTGTAAAGCAAACCAGCGGTCGCTTTTCTAACATCTCCGGGAACTCTCTGATTGACTGGACTAACTTTTTAAATTTGTCATCCTTTATTATTCTGGGATTCTTTGAGTTAGCTTTTATTTGTGAGATTTTTACTTTCATATTTTTATGCCTGCTACACTAAATTATTTGCCTGCCCCTTGCCTGCAATTTAAATCAAAGGTATTAAATTTCTATAATATCAATTTTGTAAATCGCTTTGATCAATTTTTTCTTTAATCTATATACCGGCAATTTCTTTGTCATTTCAGACTTAACATCAATAACCTCTAGGACTACTCCTGCCTTATAAGTGACAAAATCGGCTTTATAAAAACCGATCTTTATGCCATTGACTATTAGATCATACCGAACCTGCATCTGGAAACTATCAATTAATTTAGCTTTTTGCTTTAGTTTCAGGATCCCATAATACGCAGCTTCCTTTTTACTGTCAAAGGTTATTCCGTTTACTACTGTCTTTATGTTTTTATATTTCATTATTGCTTTCAAATGAATAGAAACTATCAGCGGTTAAAATTAAATGATCAAACACCTTAATATCTAATATTTTTAATCCTGCTTTTATCTTTTGAGTTATTTCTATATCGCTTTGACTCGGTTTTAAGTTTCCGGAAGGATGATTATGAGCAAGTATTACTGATACTGCCAAACTTTCAATCGCATATTTTGCAATAATCCTAACATCTACAACTGTACCAGCTATTCCGCCCTGACTTATCTTAGCATATCCGATTGTTTTATTTGCCTGATTTAGCAATAAAATAAAAAAACTTTCAAATATCTCTATATCATCAAAGTAAAACTGCCTGATAAAATCAGCAGCTTCATCTGGACTTGTTATTTTAACGGAAGGAAATTCCGTTTGTATTTTCTTTAATTCGAATAATTTTATGTTTTTCATTGCCATTCCTGATAATTCTTTAATAATTTGTTTACTTTTTCATTCTCTAATTCCATCGCTAACATCCGAGCATTGTTTTTCCGGACAATCATTTTCATTTGCTCTATCTGTTCAGATAAAGTAAAGAAATGATCATAAATCTGTTTTAATTTATTATTCCTATCAATAACCTCATGTATCTTGTCATTTAAACCGTTTTTAATGCGATATGCGAATACATCTCCATCAAGGTGGCAGATAATACCAGCCATAGATAATAATGCCTCAGATGTCTTTATTTTATCTGCGAAGTATAAAGCATAAGCCTCTGCCTCTAACTCCAGTTGTAAGTTACTTTTCAAATGCGTAAAGTTTAGGAAATTGATAATACCGATTTTTTCTCCAATCAAAATACAATTTAATCTCGCCTTTCATCGCCACGCCTTTAGGCTTGGCTTTTTCAATTTTAATCAAAACAATGTTGTCATCATAGGGTTGCCCGTTCTGATCATTCATGCCCTGCGGAGGACGCCACATATTAATCCATGTCATAGCCTTCCTTAATAATGCTTGACCTCCTGCTGCCTCCCTTGCCATTGGCATACCATAATACGAATTTCCTTTATCATCTTTTTGAATCTGTTGCGCAGCTGGATGCAAAGAAATAATCCAATGCTTTTTAAATTTCTTGCAATATCTCCGAACTTCTCCGATTATATCCTCGATGTACAAATCCTGCCGACCATTATAGTTCCCCATTTCGTGCCTAAGTTCATTGTACGGATCCGTAATGATTAATTTTTCATCTGTTACTAAATTAATGATCTCTGGTATTGAATAACTTTGTTCGTCGGAATCAACCACATTAAACATTTCATCAATGTAATTAATCGCCTGGTAATAATCCTTATCCTCAACTGATCCGGGAATAGACTTGTAAAAAGGTTTGCCGGTTAGCTTATGAATAAACTCAGCATAAATATCCTCTACTGATCCAGTCTCTGGAGAATAGATTAAAGATTTTTTTCCGTATTTATGCGCCTGATTAAATGCCAACTCAAAAGCAAACTCAGACTTGCCATGATGCGGCGCGGCTAAAATAAAAGTAAATGATCCCTGCTTAATTGTATAAAGTTGATCGAGGTCAGTAAACCCGGTCAAATCTCCTTTAGGATTTCCAGTATTGCGCATCAGTTCTAAACTCTGCTCAATATCTTTAAATTTCCGTATCAATTTAAAAGCCTGGTTAAGTGAGCAGGTAGTTGCTCGTTCTTTATTTTATTCTCATCCTTAAACCAAACGCCTTGCATCTTTTGCTTCCAATTCTTAACCTGATTGTTTCTTGAATCCTTCCAGTTGTTCTCCTGGTAATAATGAAAAGCCTTTACCGCCGAATCTCTGGTATAGCCATTGTCTTTAAAATATAATTCAACCTCAGGCAAAGTTGGTATGTATATTCTTTTCTTATCTACTCTTATCTTATCTGCATCGTTTTGCATAGCATTTGCAGAGATTTGCTTTGCACTTGCATCCATTTGCTCTGCATTTGCATAGACTTGAATAGCATTTGTATCTTTCTTTTGATCATAAAACTTATCCCATTTTGCCTTAGCTGCTATACTTCTGCCTTTACTAACTTGCAAAATTTCAATCAGTTGGCTATCTAAAAACTTGATTTTGATTTTATCTCCTTCCAGCAATATGATCTTTCTGGTTAATAGATTAGTCAAATGCTCTTTTTCGATCTCCAGCTCTGCATCTTCATAACTCATGACACATTCTTTATTCCAATACTGGCAACATAACCAGATAAATCTTGCTTGAGTAACCTCCGGGCATCGCATGATCTTACCCATTACCCAGTCGCTGATTGTAAACTTAAACCATTGTAGTTTATCCATTTGTTTAAAAATAAAAAACCCTTGCGGCTTCAGGGTATCGACTCCCATCCACCACAAGGGTATAAATGTTTTTAATTAGCCTAATGTCGATATCAGCCAATACTCAAATATAAAAAAATTTACTCAATCAAAAAATATTTTTTATACCTGGACCCGGTATCATAATTAATAAGCCATTCGCTTCCAATCTTTAATCCTCTATCTTTTAAAACACATACTATTTTACGCAACTCAAAGGTTTTATACAGATTGTAACAATCTAATACTGTCAAAGGTTGTCCGGTCATTAAAAAAGCCTCAACCTGATTAATTTTCTTTGTCATACTTTTGATTTTAAGGTTATAACTACTGGGTTAATTGGATTCTGATAAAACCAATACAAAGACATCCATCGGCATACACCAGAGTAAGGTAACTGCATAATCTTACTTACCGCTACTGGACTTTTACCATGCCCGACTATCATTTCCAAAGCATTGATAATTCTTTCTCGATCTTTTATTATTCCTGGCATATTAAAAAGTTATAACGATTGATGATTTATTATACTTCTTGCTGACCTTCGGAACTTCGCAACCATCTGAATCAAATATCGGATCATCTGATTTACTTGCCACCTTTAATAGTTCTGATCTTTGCTTTAGCTTACTTTCCAGACTTGCATAGACATCATCCTCACTATAATTTAGGCTCTCTGATCCATTCTTTGGCGTGAACGTAACTCCATTATAACTATCAACAGTATTAAGATTTAAGCGATCTCTAAATGCCTTATCTGCTGAATCAATAACCGACTTTAGTCTGGCAATATTTGAATACACTTGAATCGCACTTTCATCCCCATCTTCAAAGATTTTACTAACCAGATCCAACCCGGTCTGCTCTGCTTGTTTCTTTGTAAAGTCAGGCGCATACATTACGCCTGACAATAAAACTAACTCATTTTGCACTTGTTGCCTCCTTTTCCAATAGCAGCTGGTTTTCCTTGCTGATGTTATACTTCTTTTTGATTACCGCTAAATCATACCCATCAATCAATGCTTGAATGGCTGAGTTCCATTTCTCGGTTTTAGGATTTAACCAAGGCTTATCTACTGGAGGATCCTGAGGCTTCTCAGCTGCTTTATTACCATCATCATCATCATCAATGTTCAAACCTAATATCCCAGCTAAAGCATAACGCTTGGCATAAGTGATCGCAGATCCGACCGCCTGAGGATCGTTTGGCTTACTGACTGGCATCGTGTAGGAATCCATTAAATACTCTCCGGATTCGGCATGAATCAAAATAGTACACAATCCATTCACTCCGGTAGGCATCTGAGAATAAGTCAGACCAGAATCTGCCAATGGTTTAGCAATCGCATCCTGGATGTTTGATAAGGAAGCATAGTTTGATTTGAAAAAAGGATTCTTTGCATCCTTTGTAATCTTTGAAACCCTGCCATTGAAATCAATCAATGCTTTTGCAAGGTTTGTTATTGTTTCGGATTTTTCCATAAAACAAGAAAACCGTATGCCTTCAGGCGTCCACTCCCTCCGGCTATACGGTCAATATTTTTAAGGTTTAACATTGTGGACGTTTAAATGTTTTACAAATATATCAAATAATTTCTAAATAAAACCTCACAAAAATCTCCATTACATAAAACATAACCAGTAATATCATGACAAACATGATCGCCCAGAAGGTACGATTCTTGTGTGGTTCCGGATCTTCGTGAAATCCCATCATCCCAGTATCTCCTTCGCTAACCTTAGCGCCGATTCTTGCCCTTCAATGTAACCAACTCCGCCTGGCTTAACCTTGTTAATGCCTTTGATCTTGTTTACTTGTGCATGTATGTATGCACTCCAGCGATTAAATAAAGCTGAATCCATTGCAAGATACTTATGTTGTGGCATCCCGTTCTGCCATTCAATACGATGCCCATCTGGCATCACTGTTGTTTTAACTGCTAATATTCTCATGTTTTTCAAATAAGTTTGAAATTGATACAAAATCATAATTTTTCAATCGTAAAAAGTTGCTTAATGAAACGGCAGTTCCGTACTTTAAGTCCATTACAAAATTTGCATTTCTAAATTCTTCCATAAATGAAGCAACTGCAAACGGATATTCTTCGCCTTGCTCTTGCAATTTTGCAAATACTTCTGGCTTCAATCTGTCATATAAACTATTCATGTTCTTCATCCCTCCTGCGATCGTAATCATCGTGTTTGTGGCATTTACATTTTTCAATTCTGGCATCGCAATATTCGCAATGCTCTGCTGATGTCTCTGTGCGCTCGTACAGATCATCATAATAAGCGTCTAAATTCATTTTATTTTCTCGGTTAAATAGTCACATAATCCAGCTAATCCTATTAGGACTGCCAACATACAGATAAAAAAGATCATAATTTCCATAATGCAAGTTTTAATCCGGAACATCCCGGTACTGCCAAATCCCCGCTTGACTGATCAAGCGAGGCGGCAAATTCCAGACTTGCTGGAACTGGAATGGTTATTTAGTTTGACATTTTTTGCAACAGTGTTTTATAAAACCTTTATCTTGTAATCTTTGATTAAATTTTGCTAATGTATCTGCGTCATTATATTGGTTTGACAATCCGCAAATAGTTTTTTTTCCATCAATTGTAGCGTGAAAGCAATTTTGATTTTTTATAAGTCCCATGATTTGCAAGTTTT